TGTTACCATAAATCGCCCCCCTCGAATAATTACATTTACTACAGGCTGGTCGCAGCTGTCCACGCCAGAGCCTCATATCTGCAACCGTATCTACAGGTGGATCGTGGTCTGCAGTCGTAGCAGGTCTAAGATGACACCAGTAGCAGGTCGGATTACTAGCCAGAATAATCTTTCGAGCTTTTTTATATTCTCGTCCATATTTCAGATGGTGCGGATGTTTCATAACTTTTTGTTATTTATTTCTATGTTTTTCACAGGTCGCGTTATCCACAGGGGGGAGAGAGAAGCGAACACCGCGGCGTATCGCACCCCTCGCGTGTGGGAAAAAACAGCCATTTTTATTTAGTCTACTCGCGTAGTTAATACGTACAGTGAGTGAGTACCTGTAGTAGTAACAGCGCTTAAAGTACATCCCTCAGGCACTGTAATTACTAATTTGTCGCCATTATCTAACAGAAAACCATCGCTAGTCGTAACACCAGTATCTCCTATGTAGGTAGATCCTTTACTGTGCAGATGCACATACTGCGTTACATTATCCAGGCTTACGATCGTCTGAGCTGTCGTACTTACTGTCACCTTACTGGTTGACGTTGCCATTATTTATTATCCTCTTTTATTCCTAACGATATTTCGTTAGCAATCTCTATATCTTGCTGAGCGCTCTGATGCCTAGCAGTTACGTACTTAGCGTAATCCTTATGATGCTCTCTGGTTAACCAATAGCTGCGCTTATGTGGTAACTGTACTCCAGTATGAGCGAACATCTTAAAGCCCATCGCCTTAACGCGTATGCTAAAGAATATATCCTCACCTACCCACGCCTGGTTAATTGGCATATCTCTATAAAAGCACCATAGATCGCCTTCATTAGTTTTATCTTGATGCTCTCTCATCTTTTCAAAGACTGAGCGATGGATAAGTATGCAACCAGTACCAGCCGCATCTATCTCTACTATGCTCTCCTCTGGATATTCGTGCATAGCATAAAGACCAGTGTCCTCACCTATCTTAAAGACGCAAGGGACAGGCTCAGGATAAACATTTTGGGTATCCCACGCTGCGTGGACGATACCGCTTACGATAGGTCTTTCATCCTTATCAGCTGCAGCTACTAACTTCTTAAAATTCTCTACTGTGATTATCTGGTCTGTATCTATCTGTAGTAGCCAGTCGTCGGTAGTTTTCTCAAGAAATGTAGCTACTACTTGATTACGTAGACGGCTTATGACTCCAGATCCTTCGAGGCTAATAAGCTGTCCTAGCTGTGACTGACTACGAGCTATATCGATAATGCTGGTTGCGAACATAGCGTGCCACTGTCCAGGTGAACAGACGCCTATCGTAATCTTTTCTCTCAGATCCATATATGTCCCTTATCTCTAAATTAAGTACTAAATTTAGCACTAAACGTACAGTTTAATACCAATTATGGCGCTTATGAAAGTCTAGCGCACTACAGAAATCGCCGTAGCGATGACGCACATAGCCAATACCCCAGTGGATTTGATCTAAAGGGGAAGCTAGAAAAGTGTTTATCTCTTTTTTACTCTTACCCTTCATATGTCTCTGAGGTATGCCGTAATCGTGTGTAGGAGATTTAGCCTTATATCTCCAGTTACTCTCTTTAGTCCAGAGCTTGACCATACATCTAACCTCATATGGCTCTACGTGTTTAGCTGCGTATTCTTGCAGGCCTTGCGGTGTTGCTAGTGTTATTGCTAGAAATATCGATCCCATTAGTAGCATTTCTATCTCCTATTAGGTAGATGATGGCTCTCATTAGGTACTGTCTGTTTTCGTCAAAAGAGGCTATACCGCTATTACAGTCGTGACAGAGTAGGCCTCTTATCTCCTGTGTTTTATGGTTATGGTCTATGGATAGGCGACTTTGTGTATTGGCTACATCGCAGATAGCGCATTTATAATTCTGCTTTTCGAGCAGCTGTCCATACTCATATTTTACCCTACGCATTATCCATCTGGCTAGATTTCGACAGTTATTACAGTGATGGCGTCTTGCATTATTGGCTTTATTACGCCAGCCAAAATCATCTATCGGTAATATCTTGTCGCAAGTGTTGCAGTGTTTATAGCCGTTAGGCGTCGCTTTCCGAGTCCGTCTCGTCATCTATGTCCTCATCTGAGTCCGCGTCTAGGCCTAAAGCGTACTGCCTATCCTTCTCGCTTAAACTGTTGAACATAACTAATACGCTACTTACAGATCTACTTAGTAATGATTCGATAGCGTCAAAAGATAGAGACTGGTCTGTATTTATCTGTGTTGACACTTCTCCAATAGATATATCTATCGTTAGTTGCATCTCTATCCCTTCACTGGTAAGGGTTTATCACTTGGTTTTATTATATTTTATTTTATGTATTTTTATATATATGACCTGATACCAGAGCTAGAGGAGAAATGCCCCCCTACCCCCCATTAATTAAAAATAATTAATAGTGAGTAATGGAGGATCTCAGTAGCTTTGTTTAGATCTTGATGACCGTCAACCGTCGCCGTCGGAGTTCCTGCCCCCAGTCTTACGACCAGATAAAACTATAGACCATATCGGCGACAAAAGAGAAAAGGGACTACACCGCAGATGGAAGTAGTCCCAGTCTCCTTACGCGTACCCTCAGTAGCGTAAGCCTATGTATCTATGTAGGCCGAGCCCCCAAAGAGGCTAAAAACGGCCTTACAGCCTCTTTATAGGGCATATAATCGTATAGCCTGTCCTTAGGTATAAACCAGGTCTCCTCATCCTCTAGCTTATAATCGTCTATACGGCCTAAATAAACAGGGTAGTAACCTACTAAAAATAGGGTACTAAGTGATGAGCCTTGCACTAGAAAAGCTACATCGCCATCGCGATCATAATGGCGCAGAATAAGATTATTAGAGCGCGACCAGCGCACCTCGACATTATCGCCTACGTCAGCTTTGTCCTTAAAGGTGTTAAGGCCGTTCCAGTCAAGACCTAATAACCTGGCTACGCCTATCTCAGCGCCGTAAGCCATCTGCATCTCATACTTACGCTCGTAGTCATTTTTCCAGGGTACGGCTCTAGTGTGAGGGTTATCCGTCTCCTGTGTTTTCTTTGACCACTCAATAAAGAAATCAGCCGCCTGTCTAGCTAATTTCATATCAAGATCGTGTAAGGGTAGCGGCCTCATTTTTTCCAAGGCTTACCCTCTAAAGACATTGGCGTACATTGTTCAGTGTATGGCTTACGCTGACAAAATAGACCCTCGTATGGCTTACCGCTATTACTTGTCCCAGATCTATAAACGCGGCAGGCCATCTCTCTATGGTTGCAGTATGGCTCACCCTCAGGCGGTACTACTTTCGTAGGCTCTGACTCTGGTCGCTGAGAATCTAAAAAGGCTGCTAATTCAGGATTATCAGTCTCTACAGCTTTAAGAGGTGGTACAGAGCGTAGAGGTGGCGTGAAAGGTGTAGTCGCCAGCTCTACGCTCGAACCGTTGCTATCTGCTCCCCATAGATCGAGAGCGACGCCAAAACGCATAGCTGCATTTTTTATAGCGTCACTGATAGCTGTCTTAACCGCATCGGCCCCTTTTTGATGCGGCTCAGATGCACCGTAACCAATTCGCGTTACGCCGCATACTGTAAGTCTGATCCATAGGCCATTAAATTCATCTAATACTGGAGAGCCATTATCAGCTAAAGCCATAGGCTGCCAGTACCAGGCAGGATCTACAGAAATTAATCTATCTGTAACTACTGCGTGATTAATAAAATTATAAGATCTCTGTCCTACATTTTTTGCCTCTATCTGATCATCTCTAAAAGGCGCTCGTAACGCTTTAGCTTTGTCCTCGTTCATTTACTCGATCTCCTTGCGTCTCTGTGACTCGACATAGATATTTAACCAGGGCAGCGACGTCACTCGATGCTCTCGAATTGCATCTAACACAGCTGCTCGACCCTCTGGAGAGAAGCGTGTAGAGACGTATGGAGCTTTAGTATCAAGTCCTATAAAAGGTAATACCTCACCTGTCATAGTGCTAAATATCTGGCTCTCAGGTGTTATAGCTAAGGTGTCTAAAAATTTCTTTCGAAATGACTCGCGCACCTTAGGCTCTATTTCACTAGGAAAATTCTCAGTAA